GCCTAAATAAGTAAAATGTTTACCGTATTTTTTACACACAGATGCTAATACAATTGGTGCATATAAATTATCTTGCATATTTTCAACTAACTTTCCTGGTTTTTCCAAATAGTCTATGGTTGAAATTATTTCGCCATTAAAAGTACCATGCGTTCTCCCAATAAACGACATTACATGTGATACTTCATTTAAAGAACCTATTTCCGTTTCCACAGCTTCTAAATTATCTGCTCTTACGCCCGATTTAACCACTCTTATACCCATACCAACTAACAAATTATATACTTGTGACCCAATCCAACCATTTCCGCCATACAATAAAACAAATGGACTACTCATACAAAAGTATTGCAATTTTATCTTTATATTGTTTATATTATAAATAGTTTATCTGGTGGAGTGGGATACAGCGGATACCGGTAACCACCGTGGTCAATTCAATATGTAACTAAGTTGCTTATGAAAGTAGGGGTGTTTGGACATGGGGTTCTCACTTAAATAAGCATAGTCGTAGCCAATTTCAGAATGGGTTTCTATAAACTCCCAATCGATGTTAGGATTTCCACTAAAAGGATGTCTTAAATAATTCACGTGGCCCCATATAGATGGACACATATCTGGATTTTCACAAATAATATCCCACGTGAAATTCGGATTTTGCATTAAACGCTCATAGCACCATCTTTTTTCTAAATTAGCACGAACTATGTCTAATGTGATGTTCGGATTGCAACTCACCAGGACGTAATCCCATTTTTTATCTGGATTAGCTTCAATGATGTCCCAGGTAATGTTCGAATTGGAACTCAACATGACGTAATCCCATTTTTTATCTGGATTGGAACAAACTATGTCCCACGTAATATTCGGATTACAGCTAAGACACCCATAATTCCAAAGTTTATCTGGATTGGAACAAACGATGTCCCAAGTAATATTCGGATTTTCACTTATATATTTGAAATAATGTAGTTTATCTGGATTGGCTTGAATAATGTCCCACGTAATACTTGGATTTCTACATAACTGAATATACGACCAGGCAAAATCTGGATTAGCTTTGACGATGTCCCACGTAATATTTTTATTTAGACTTAGTCCAGTGCAACTCCAAGGTTTATCGGGATTTGCCATAACTATATCCCAAGTGATATTCGGATTTAAACTTAAATAAAAGTAATCCCAGCCTTCGTCGGGATTATCTAAAATATATTGAAACCAATTGTTATTATAACGCGCCATTGTTTAGTGTAGTTAGTTGTAATGTAGTGGTACAAAGATAATTCAATTTTTTGGTTATAAATTTAATAGTTTAAAGGCTCATTAATATGACCATCTTTAGTTTGATTTCTTTGCTCTCTCTTGAGAGAAAGCAAACATTTATAATCTTGATTAATTGTAAATTTTATTCTAGATAGACTTACCAAACAAATTAATAATTGAATCAATATAAAGACAAGAGTATATGTTACTATATATAATGGGTGACACAATCGAAGACGATAACTTATTACATTTTTATAAGAAAGATTGTTCAAGGGTATCAATCTGGAATTTCATTTACACAGTGTAGAACAAATATATTGCAAATAATTCGTTATCATTTTGGTGGTAGTATAACATCTTCATCCAAGAGAAATGATAAAACAACTAATGTAATGGATAAAAATAATGAATGTTATCACAAATATAATGTTAGAAACCAATACAATTTAATAATACGTCACAATGAGTACCAAGTATTGATTGACTATTTGCAAAATAGTTTCATTATTAAAGAAAATCAATATCAGTGTCTATGTGAATTTAACAAACTAACAAATTTGCAACATAAATGTGAAGAAAAAGAACTATTGCATATACAGTGTGCTAATTTAAATAAAAAATGCGAAATAAATGACGCATATTTATCTAGATTAAATATTGAATATATTGCTGGGTTATTTGATGCGGAAGGTTGCATATATACTAACTCCAAATTTAATGTTAGAATTACAATAGCGCAAAAAAATCATCCGAAAATATTACATGAAATTGTGAAATATTTAGGATTTGGAAAAGTATTCGGTGAGACCAATTATGTAATTTGCAGACCGGAACATTGTTTAAAATTAATACGATTGATGCTTCCGCATTTAATTGTAAAATATAATCAAGCTAACGCATATATAATAATGCTAACAACGACTGATACAACTATAAAACAATCTATGTATAAAATATGTAACAAAGAAAAACATGAAATTGAATTGTTCACTGAATTAAATCAACATAACCTGGGTAAAGAGCGATACCATGAAACTATGAGAATAAAATCTATTAAAACGCTAATTTGTAAAGAAATTAACACCAAGCAATTTTATAAAGACAAATCTGAAAAAATGAAAGGAGAAACTAATCATAATTATGGCAAAACATTATCAGAAGAAACTAAGAAAAAAATGTCTACGTCTATCAGGGATTCCAAAGGTGGCATAAGTGATGAAGATATAATCAAAGTGAGACAATTATTAAAAGAAGGATATAAAAACATAGATATTCAACAATTAATGATTTTACCTAGACACACGGTGACAAGAATAAAAAACGGGTTGCTTATATGCCGTAACGAAGAACGTCAAGCTAAAGTGTCGTCGACACAAGAACAGGTTAATTTATCCAAGAGAAAAATAAATGCCGAAGATATTATAACTACTATAGAAAAACACATTGAGAAATGGAAACCAACACAAATATTAGATTATTTTATAGAGCAAAATAAAAATAATATTACTATAGATATCATTAAAAATATAAAACGAAATTTGCAAAATAGCAAACCAATTATTTATGAATCTGAACTATCAAGAGATAGGTATGAGTATTATTTAAGTTTAATAGAACAATTTACTCATAATCGTTTAACATGCTAAATAACCAATCATTAGACCATTTGCAATTTCTTAGATAGTCATCATATTTTATTCTCCATCCCGGTTCATCTTTAATATAACATTCAGTATATCTTATTTTATGCATTTCATAACTTAATTTAATATTTGTAATATTAATAGACCATAAATATACATGATGACAATTTTGGTTTTGTTTAATAATATTAATAGAACAAGCACCATCGTGACGAATTAATCGTTCTATTGAATTTCTTGGATTGTCGTAACGATTATAATATTTGCCAAGTTTTCGTAATATATCTAATAACAGTTCACCACTTTCACAATCTGGAATTATTAAAACACCATACTTATTTTCTTTATTGTCTAAAATGTTTATAATATATTGTTTAAATGTATTAACATCATCTAAATTGACAAAAATGGTTGTCAATAAGTTATCTATAAATTCATAAGACATATAATTGATATCATGTCTCCACGAATGTGTTTTTATAGTAGCACAATTTTGTGCATCTTTATAAATTTCGTCCAATACATCATATGTGTCAATTATAAAATCAATATCTTTTTTCATTTCTTTAACATTTCCTTCAAACCATTCATGACCTCTTACTAATAAATACTTATTTTTAAAATACGTTTTAATTTTAGCCTCAATATCATCTAATGTTGTGCACGAAACTAACCACGTATTGTATTGAATTGTTCCTTTGGAGTAAGCATGAAATCGTTTTAATTTAATTACGTTGTCAGTTCCTTGTTTTGTTTTGCCGATTTTAAATATGTTAGTTCCTACGTCTTTTCCGTCTTGAATTAAATAAATATGTGAGACGTTGTCCATAGTATTTGTCGTGTTATGTAATATGCTTATGTGTGTTCAATTTTTATATTTATAAAATATAGTTTACCAAAGCATCTTCATGAGCAATCAATTACACCATAAATAACATTGTATGTTTGTTCTCTTAAGAAATAAAACAAACATTTTTAGTTTAATATTATAAAAATTATAGTATTAAATATTCACATAAAAAAGTTAAGACCATATATGGTCTTAATTTGAATAGGCTAATCCACCCATTCCCGACATTATCCTTAGCCATAATGTAAGCCAATAAGTTTCCCTACTGGATTGGACTGTATCTTAAGCCGGTTCAGATTTGATTAAATCTTCATAACCGACCAATACCCGTTCAGTCTCTGACGCCCTATCATATCCTATCATAACGGATTTAGATAGTAAGCATGCGGATTGCCCAATCCTTCTAACTATTACCATACCAGAGTTAAATCTCTGCCACACAACCCTTTCGGCATTGTGCTTGGTGTAGAAGGCTCTAAGGGGTTTCCCGAACAACAAGGTATTTCGCAAAATTGAATGTAGTCAATAACAAGCAATTTCACTAGCTACTAGCATATTTTGTGAGTGCTTAACTATTTTTTCCAAAGACAAGTGCTCACATTGTCTTTGTAGGTAGCTTTTCAACGCACTAAGAATTTTTACGTTGTAATTGGTTGCATACACGCGCACCTTAGCAGTCTTGGTGCCTTCAACGGTGGCGTTCGACAACACTAACTGAAGAGTAGCATTGTCAATACGAGAGAAGTTGCACGTGCCACTTGGTTGATGCTCTTCTGGTCGAAGGGCGAACGAATAAACGTTAATGCCTTCGTCAGGGTTACGGGTATGCGCTTGGTAGGGTTGAACCCAAGAGAAATAAGACCCTTCACGCTCAGAGAAACGATCTTGCCCGTTCAATTGAAGCTTAGCAGTAACAACTGGGTTCAAGCCCCAACAATGCATATCCAAAGATGTCTCGGTGAGAACAAATGTTCCCGCATCAGAGACAGTAGAGTTATCATTGTGACTGCGTTGCAAGGCATCAACTAAAGCCAATTTAGCTCTATCTTCTTCAGATAATCCAGCAACGGCATTAGCATTGACACCTTGACCGCCAAAATGGGGTTCATTGTATGGATTTTCAGGTCCATGCCAATATCCAGTGAAACCAGCGGGAATATCGTAATCAAGGGCACCGGCATCGTTGAACAACCCTTGTGCATCAATATACGACCCACTGTCACGTGCTATAGCGCCAGGTCCGCCAAAGGCATGAATTGCATTAGGAAGGGCGTCAATAGCGTCAGTGTAGTTAAATGGCTGTGCGCCAAGAACCTTGAACAAAAGCGCATCACACACCAAGGACGAGCAATAATCCACATTTTGATCGGGTTGAACAACCCAAATCAATTCCTTAACAGGATGGTTAAAGTTGAGTTTAATCTTGTTGGAAGAAGAACCAACCGACTCATCACCAGTGAATTGAAGCTGTGTAATTAAATACTCATGGGGATTTTGCGCAAATCTACGGCGCTCATCAGTATCCAAAAAGACATAGTCCACATACAAAGATGCAGCAACCAACGATTGGTTGTATGCAATGGCTGCAGGAACGGGGCGTCCAGGTGCATATTGGTTTCCAACATAAGCCTTTTGTTGAGAACTGTTGGATGCTTCGCCCGAATTGCAACTTAAACTAGTAACTGCCCACAAACATTCGTCAATAGGACGAATATCTAAATTAATTTTAACTTCGTGATACTGCACATCACGTATACCCCACCTTTCGGTGTATTTTGTATTTATAGGGATTAGACTTTATCTTAAGCCATCATTAGAGATAATTAGTCTCTTTAAGCCCAATACCATTAAGTCGTTGAACCTTATCCATTTTCTTATTATAGCGAAATTAGGATCTTGGCTGCGGATTATCCGTTTCAACACAATCAGATGATTGTGCATCATATGTGGCATTATTACCATACCTAAGAGTTTTTCTTAGCCACTGCAAACTTTCATTTACAGCTTGGTAGCCCAAAAATTGTTTATTAAAAGCTAAATACTTTTAAACAATTTAATTTTACATCTTTGGGAACTTCCCGCAATTTGGAATTGTTGCCACCAATTAACAATTGGCGACTAGCACGTGAGATTTCGGACTCTCAAACTGATTTTTCTTAATACAGTGGTCCGTTGTATTAAGCAGCGTACTTTTCTGCCCTGCAGTTTTCAAGGCGATAAGAGGTAAAGCCAAACCAGGATTGGTGCAAAACCAAAACTGAAGAGGAATATATAAAGTAGTTTCAGGAAGGGCGTTACGAGGGGCGCACACTTGACGTGGTGCCATAGAGTCGCAAGGTCCATCAACTTCAGCAAAAGAAGGATCGGTTATAAAGGTAAGTTGAGTGGTGTTACCAATCATCTTAAAATAACCACGCTCCTGTTCAGCAGTCATGGTCAATTGGTTCCAGATATGCATCCAGTCACCATATTGACGGTCAATGCGTTGCCCACCGATTTCAACTTCAACCTGGGCAATCAATTGCTCACCAGGGAAATCAAGCCAACGTGCATACACACCAGAACCGGAACCAGCCGTAAAAGATGCAATGCCCATAAGTTGGTTAATTTCGGGCAATGTTAGTTGCAAGTAAGTTCTATATGCTAAATCACCATTTCGACTGATTGTGCATTGGACACGGCGACCGAAATCGGCTTGACCATTGAATGTTTGTTCGATAGATTCAATTGCAAAGTTAGTATATCTGCGATAAGTAACCTTCCAGAAAGTTATTTGTGGATTACCAGTTAAGTACACGTCCTGTGCACCATAAGCTACGAGTTGCATGAGTCCGCCTCCCATTTTATACATTCCTAAAAGAAAAAAAATTTGAGAAAATTCATAAATTAAAAACAATACGTTAATTTATTAATTGCCTACATATTTATGAAAGAAAACTATTTATGTTGGAATTATCCTTCATGAATATAGCCAAAAACGATTCGTCAAATACTTCTTTTTTGTTTTCGTGATTTTTCGTAAAAATATAAGAATCTTGACGCTTTTTTATTGACCAACCGTTATCTAAAGCATTAAATAAAAATACCATCTTTTGAAATTTAATTTTATCCATCTCTAAATTATCTGTGTTCATCTTCTAAAATAACAAATCATATTTTATTTATTATTTTAACTTATTTTGATTGTTGCTTATGTAGATACATTTTTGAATAATGTTGGTTCGATGTTGTTAATTTATGTAAGTTGGTTTTTATAATTTCACCATCGGTATTTGAATAATATATGTTCTTTAGTTTATAGCCCATTGTTTGTGGCAATACAGACATTATCTTAATACATTTGGCGCAAGGTTTACTTGATTGTATTATGTTTTTACCCAATATTATTATTACTAATATATGTATTGGTTCTAATTTTCTTTTTCGAATTAAAGGCTTTAATTTTCGAATAGCATCATGTTCAGCATGAATACTGGAACTATATCCCGTCGCATGTCCCATTTGATTTACTCCATAACTCAATATGTTACCAGAATTTAAAGTGTCGTTTATCTTGTAAAACACATGCTACATGATTAAAGGGACCACATAAACATTCATTGATATTCGTATGGCTGTCTCCGTATTCGTAATGTTCGATTTCAGTATTATTAGATAAACAAAAACGCTTTATAAACATCTTGTCCAATAACTTATCCATAATTAGTGTGTTTATTTAATAGATATCTCAATGTTAATCAATTTTTTGTTAGTTTACAAAGATTATAAAAAGTAAAAATAAACTAAGATATTTTTAAAATAACAAATTAAACACTTATTTAGATATATATCAATGCCATCATTTAAGCCAAAGGCTGTTAAACAGTTTCGAGTATGCCAAAAATCTATCACAACACTCGACAGTAAGCATAAAGAGTTTGTTAATCAATTTACTAAAAATGAATTTGATATAATTCCTAATTTAAAAGATGAAAAATATAGTTTATATAAACAATTAGAACTGGAAACAGACCTACCTATAGACAAAATTATGGAAATAAATGACCGCATAAAGGAAATCAATATTACTGTCAAAGAATTAAAACAACTTAAAAACAATTATTATCTTGATAATTCTAAATATATTTTTGAATATTTTGAGAACAAAAAAAACATTAACAATGTGGAAGATATAAATAAAATAAACACATCCAAAAATCAATTACTTTTCAATATTTTTAAGATTAAACAAGATACGTCCGACAAAGATAATTATGATACTAAAAATTTAGTTCAAAAATATTTAAGTAATGTGGATGAAACATTTCTAGATATTAATGCATTTGTTAACAAAACCGATATATGTCAAAGTTGCTTTAATGGGGAAATGATTCCTATGGATGACGAAGGTGTCATTACGTGTAATGTATGTTATATTAATTTACCTTATCTTATTGAGAACGAAAAACCTAGTTATAAAGAACCACCTAAAGAAGTATGTTTTTATGCTTATAAAAAGAAAAACCATTTTAAAGAAATTTTATCACAATTTCAAGGAAAAGAAACTACTCAAATTCCGGATTATGTCATAGACCAATTACAACAACAAATCCGAAAAGAAAGAATTGGTCTTGAAGAACTAACACA